CATATCCTCCCGAAGATGATGCGTCAGTGGCTTCACCCATTTCTTCTTGTTGTTCCTTTAAATTGGAATTGTGGAACTTATGTATGTTTTTCTTCAACACCACGTCACTAAAAACAGGACCCTCTACAGAACCGGATGATGCCGCAGTGGTTTGTTCTTTAGTTTCACTTTTTGGTTCGATACCTTTTTTCTTCATATTAATTGCAATTGCCGCTTGTTGTGCCGGACTTGAGGCTTCGTTTGTGTCTTTTTTCACACAATTTGGATATCTCTTACCAAACATTGTTTTCATACCTTTTTGAGTATATCCTTTCCAACATTTTTCATTTAGATTTGTTTTAACTTCTTCCTCTATATCTGACTTTTTAAGTTTTGAATAATAACTTGGGTTTTCCCATAAATGGTCCATAGCTATTTCTTTCGCCTTATCTTTATCATCAGTATGTTCCATTTCGATTTTAATACCCATCTCTAATTCCTTTTTAAGGGATTGAACCATATTATCGATATGGTAATAACCTTTAGCGTCGTGTTTTTTTGCTATATGTATTAAAGATTTGTTATCCGCATTACCACCCTTTAATTCTTCAGATTCTGAAACTTCCAATTTATCGTCAATCCACTTTTGAATCTCGTTATGGTCAGGAGCATATTCTTTACCTTTGGTTCTTGTAATATCTTTATGTGCCTTATTAATTAAATCTTTAACATCAACTTCTTCTCCAATTTCACCAATAAACACTTTAGGATTAATACCCATTGCTGCGGCGGTACACAATCTTGTATTTCCAGCAATAAGAATATGTCTATCACCCATTTTTAAGATAAGAGGTCTTTTATAGTCACCAGATTCAATGGCCTTCATTAACTTCTTTGGGTTTGTTTTATTGTATGTTTTTACAATATCGTTAACTGCGTTAAAATCACCTTTTTCTATTTCATTAGATTCTGTATTCTCTAATTCAGACCAAACATCATTTGTGAGTGTTTGTTCTTTCAATCCCTCAAAAGCAGATACAAGTTCTTCTACGGAAATTTCAATTTTTTCGTCTCTTCTTAAATCTTGGGATAATCTTTGGAACTCGTCCATTTCCCCTTCAATATCAGGTTTAATTACTTTTTCCATTATCTAACGTTCTTTAATGCAGATTCCCAAAATGACTTTCTTTGCCATAAGGTCTTAAATAACTCAACAACAACTTTAGTTGATAAATCAACGATTTTATCGTCCATCTTTTTAGAACCTAACTCATCTTGAATTATTTTTACAACAATCCTATGTGCTTGAGTTGAATCCATGAAATCTTTGATTTCTTTTCTCGTGATTCTTTCTATTTCCTTCTTATCGTCGTTGGTAAGTGACATTATTAATTATTATTTCTCTGACTTATTAATGGCTCCATTGTAGTTTTATATGTTTGTTCAAATTTTGCCAATTTTTCTAAAACCGTCATAACATCAGGTTCCACCTTTAACATATCCGCATTTAAATATAAACCTCCTTCATCTCCCGCAATCAAAACAAAACTTACGTCTTCATCTGTAAGTGTACCGTCTAATCTAATTTGACTTGGTGAAATTGTAAATCCTGGTTCAAACTCAACTATTTGTGAAACTTGTTGTTTGAAATTATCGATAATACCAGAAATTGCATTCTTTTGATCATCCATTAATTTCATGTCCAAACTATCATTAGACAATAACTTTACCTCAACATCGTTAATAACCGTCAAATCATCCTTCATAGGTGTCTGATTGTTATCTTGTGGAAAAGTTGATGTATCGTTACTGATTCTTTGTTCTTGTGATTGTTCTTTGATATTACCTGTTTGTTTAGACTCATTAAGTTTTCTTAATGTGTTTAACATATTTTTGGTACTATCATATTCTGTCATTAGTTTCTTTTGCATTGTTAAAAAAAATTCTAAAATTAAACGAAGGGTTTATATCTGTATAAATACTTGAAAAATTGGATTTACATACAATTCCTCTGAAATTTGATATGTTTTCGATATACCCTTGAGATGGGACCGTTTGTTTAAATATGTCATGTCTTTCACATAACATATCACAAAGTTCTGAAAGAACAGATAGTTGATTTTCGTTATATTTGTCCCAAAAATAGTAATTTCTCCAATTACGGATATGTGGTTCTGACCTATATGGGTCACCAATCCAATTATTAAGGACGCCAGTGATGGTATTCTTATTTAACCAACCCAAGTTCTCAATCGCAATTTTAATCATCTTCTTATCGTTCCTATAGTCGTTAAACGTATTGGAACTATAGTCAGTATCAAATAATTGATAGATGGTACCTAATTTGGTTATAATGAAATGTGGGACGTCTTCAAACTTACCGTTTTTACGGTGTTTTATTTTATTAACAAAATCATCCACTCGTCTCTGAGTGTCGTATAAAAATATCTGACTTTTCTTAGATTTCTTTCTGTGGATGTTTAATTTTGATTCGTCAATTGTTTCAATGTTAAAAATTGTCATTTATCCTAATTAATCATTTGTTATTTCATCCTCAGATTGTGGTATTATAACAATACCTTTATCCAAATCATATATTACTTGATTTGGGTTTATGTCATCCTTTTCCCAATATAAAGGTTCGTTAGGTGATTCTGGTAACTTTGAGTCCTGAGGTACCTCTTCGTCTATTACTTCTATTGATTTCGAATCTTCGGGTATCAATATTTTTTTTTTTCGTCACCTTCGTTTGGTGATTCTTGATTTGTAACGTCTATTTCTTCATTTACAATTTTTAACGTTTCATCAATTTGTCTAACATCAACAACGGACCTTTCATCTTCAATTGATTCTTGATTAAACTCATTAATTGCATCTGAAATGAACTCATCGGTAAATAAACTTGTAGGGTCTTCATTTGAATTTTCAGATTCTACTTCATCTAATGTTTTTAACATGTCATCAGTTAATACCATACCATTTACTATGAATTCAGGTTCATTATCCACTGCCACATCAAATGGTATTACCGACTCTTCTTGGAAATTATTTTCCGAAATTGGTTCGATAGTGGAAAAGTTTTCACTTTCTTCCTCGATTGTTGGTTCTTCTTGGAAAATTTCTTGTAATTCTTCTTCAGTAAAGAATGGTTCCTCGTCTTCTAATCCATCCATCAAAGTAGAGTCCCAATCTGAAATGTCGTCACCATATTCTTCTTCTTGTATTTTCAACTCCTCGTCCATTTTTGTAAGTATATCTTGTAATTTAATTGTTTCATCACTAACCTCAGGTTCTTTAATCATTAGATTATCGAATGGTTCGTCATATAACCCTAACTCTTGGTCATTCTTCATCATCTCAGTTAAAATTTGATGTCTTTCTTCTTGTGTTGGTCCAACAATAAAATCATCAATGTGTGTATGTTTTTTTCTTACCTCATCGGAATATCTTTGTGCAGCATCTTTTAACTTTTCATTAGGTAATGGTGGATTTAATAACACCTCTTCAAGTTTTTTCAAATCCTCTTCACTTAAATGTACTCTTGATGTTTCATCGACAAAATCTTTTAAATCTTCAGGTTTAGATGGTAATTCATCTTCATCTTTTTTAACCATTATTAATTGATTAAATGCAATCACTAAAGCAATTGCCAATGGGTCAAATACAATAACGATTAATATGATGAAGAATTTAACGACTGTGTTTAACTCCAAACCAAAAGATTCAGCCACAAATCTAAAACCACCTACTTCTCTTTCGATTTCAATGTTACTATTTTTAATTTCATTTATTTTGTCATTATATGAAATTATCGAGTCTTGTAATATATTAATCTTATCGGTTATTTTATTTACTTGTCTATCTCTATTATCAACCGAACGTAATAATCTACTATTAACTTTACCCTTTTCTAAAATTGTACCTTGATTAGATTGTAAACCATTTAACTGAGTTGTTAAAGTTGTTATTTGTTCGTTGTTACTTTTTATTTTATTTTCCCAAACCGATATTTCTCTCTGTACTTGGTCTAATTTTAAATTCTGTTGTTGAAATGCATTTGATAAGTAACCAAATATACCTGCAGATGTGATTAACATTAAAACCGCAACCGCAAAAGCAAGGTACCATTTGTTAAATCCCTTTAATGTGTCCCATTTTTGTTTAAGATATGTTGCACTAACAAGTTTGGCAAACTCAAGAGAACCCGCCATAACCATAACGGCAATTGCGGCACCACTGAATAATACACCTAAACCTGTAACAGAAAAATAGGCGGCAGTTCCGGCAATTAATACTGCCGAAAATGCTACCAAATATTTTAACCAATTGTTATTCATATATTTTATAAATAGTTTAGGAGACCGAAACTCTCATTTCTTAGTTTCTTAATCGCCTTATCACGTAATTGTCTAATACGTTCTTTTGTACAACCAAACTCCTCACCCAAATCATCTAAATTAGATTCTACACCCGTTAGTCCATAGTAACGTTCAATAATTACTTTTTCTCTTTCATCAAGAACGTTTAACATCAACGCAACCTTTTTCTTTATCTCTTCAGGAGAATTAAGAATGGCGTCAGGACTCTCAACATTTTTATTTGGAATCATGTCGATTAATTGGTCACCTTCTTCATTAATCGTTTTATATAGACCTACACAATATGGTAAGTTTGTTGAAATTGGGTTCTCTTCGTTGCCACTATTGATATAGAAATTATCTTCATCACTTACTTCGTCTTTCTTTGCCTTTTGTGCTTCTTGTATCAAATTTGATGGTAGACGTATAGTTCTAGCATTTTCGTTTAACGACGCCATAATTGATTGTCTAACCCACCACACCGCATATGAAATAAACTTCAATCCACTTGTTGGGTCGAATCTTTCAGCTGCTTTAATTAAACCAATGTTACCTTCAGATATTAAATCCATAATATCCATCCCTTGATTTTGGTACATCTTAGCAACCGAAATGACAAATCTTAAATTACCCACAATTAATTCTTCGTGTAATTTTAATTTCTCCTCTTTAGTTATCTTTTTGTTATTAAGTGACTCGAAAATTTCTTCCTGTCTTTCGTGAGAAATAACAGGTATTTTACGAATGTCTTTGATGTACTGTTGGATTTCTTCGGTGTTCGTGATGATAGATTTCTTCATAAAATGAATTATTTAATAGTGACGTGATAGTAGGATAAAGATAAGTAATATTTTTTACTTTGCAAAATTGTCGAGGAACTTTTTTTCCTCGGGGGTTAAACTATCAATTCCCGTCTGTTCTATTTTATCCAATAATTCATCTAAGTCCATACTTGGACCCATATTTTTATCATATTCAATTTTAATCATGGCAGAATCTCCCTTCGGTTTGAATATGAAATCCTTAACTTGTTGTGGTAAATGTGCGGTTACTAAACTGTCTCTGTCAAATATAAAATAAAATTTTACACTGTCATTTGTTAATATCCCGTATAAATCTTGTGATAATGTTTTGTAATCTACGTCAGAATCGAATATTACAATAATGTTTTGTGAGTTTTCTATCACATATCTTACTGAATTTATTGTTGTAGACTCACTTAAAATCTCACTACAAAAAAATTCAACATCTTCGTGGTCTTCGAACATCCCGAAAATAAATAAAATAAAAGTTTTCATAACTTTATTGCTTCTTTGTCTTAATTCTCCAATAAACTCCCCCATCAACATATGGTGTAAATTCACCATTTGTTGCATCTAATAACCTATTCGCAACTCCAACCCCTATATGAAATATTTTATCATCTTTTGTCTTATACATCACACCAGTACCAATATGTGATATCACATTTTCCCTATTAACCCCTCCATCAAACCCAAAGAATAATTGACCTTTTTTCGGTTCTTTTGTATAAATCGTATCCTTTACTATCATTCGTTTAATGTCGGCAATGAATTTTCTATTGACTACATTATTTTTAGATATGGTATCTAACACAGTAACCGTTCCCTGATTATTTGGTAACATTAAAACATCTTTATGGTAAACTTTGGCAAAATGTATTTTTAGTATTTCGTTAGTATCTACCGGTTGAATTACTGGTACTTCGACTTTTTTTTCAACTTCAACAGGAACTTCCACTTCAACTTCCACTAACGAATCGACAGGTATGGTGTCATGTACGGCGTATGGAATTGAATCTATTTGTGGTACCAATTTTACTCTATTGGGTATAACATCTTTTGGATTTACGATTACAAATATAATAGCAATTGTTAGTAATCCTATAATGACATTTTTTACATCCAATATTTTTTTCATTATTTAACAAGATATAATGTGGTAGTTATTATCGCCACCCCAATACCTAATATTGAACCAGCTTTGTAAAATTTGGTTTTAAGTTGTTGTACTTTAAGTTCTTTTTGTAAATCTTTTGCCATATTATCGTAAAGACTAATTTGTTGATCTTTCTTTTCAATAATAGTATTAAGATTACCAATCTTTTGGTCTTTCAATGAATCCTTTTGAATATAAAGACCTATTTGACCTTTTTGTAAGTCAATTACTTTATTGGCTTCAACTAATTCTGCTTTAGCACCATCACCACTAAGGATATCCTTAATTACTAACTTTGCTGTCGGTACTTTTAGAGGTACTATCGAGTCCGTTTTCGTAACGGTCTGAGAAAAACTTGAGTAAGTCGTGAATAGTATAATCATTAACAGCGTTAACTTTTTCATTTGTTTGATTTTTAATAATTGTTATATTTTTATTTACATTTACAATGTCCTTTTCAACTTTATTGATGTCATTGTCTACATTGGTAATATGACTATCGATTTCTTTGTTAGCATTTTCAACCGAATCGATTTCATTTTGTAGGGAATCTATCTTTTGATAGTAACCCGCAACGTCCGTCTTGATTGAATTTGCTTGGAACAAACTATACAATGCAATTGCTCCAACAATCAATACGAGAATTAAGGTTTTATTTATCTTCATATCTACTTTTTATTATAAATACAAAGAAAGGGGCTTTTGGCCCCTTTTTACTTATTTCTTCTTTTTAACTATCTCATCTATAATTCCGTAGGTGAGTGCTTCATCCGACCCTAACCATAAGTCTCGGGATGCATCAGATTTGACCTGTTCAGCGGACTTTCCACAATAACCACCCAATAGTTCAAAAAGAGTGTCATTTATTTTTTCCCATTCTTGGAATGTAATTCTAGCATCTTGAATATTACCTCCAGCACCTCCCGAAGATTGGTGTAACATTGTACGGGAGAATCTTAATGAACCACGTTTACCCTTTGTACCCGCTCCAAGTAGAACTGAACCCATAGAAGCCGCCATACCTGTATTAATAGTACGGATATCTGAATTGATATAATCCATTACATCTACCATTGATAATCCTGACTTAACACTTCCACCTGGACTATCAATATGCATAGTGATGTCATTATTATCTAAACTATCTAAGAACATTAATTGTGCTTGAACAATGGTTGACATGTGGTCATTAACCTCTCCCGCAACCCAAATAATTCTTTCAAACATCAATCTTGAAAATACATCAATTTGTGTTACATTCATTTGTCTTTCTTCAAGAACGTAAGGGGTTAAATTATTTTCAATTTTCTGATTATAATAATGAAGATTTAGTGAACTAATACCTTTTCCTTTTGCGTACTGTCCAAATTTTTGATACTCGTTGGGTGTCATAAGTTTTTAATTTTTATCCAATCAGGATAGTTTAATGAATTAAGTTTAGTTTTAACAATATGCCTCGGTAAATTTAATTCATTTGAGGCTTGTTGTATAGAGTCAAATATACGACCATTTATCGAAACTGACAAATTTTTAGGATTATTTTTTTTCATAAAATTTGAATGTTCAGGATTTTTAATTCCTTTACGTGATTTCGATATTTTTTGTTTACTTTCCTCACTATGGTTCCTACCAAACCAAGGATGATTTACCCCTGATTGTGACAATCCGATATTTTTTTTGTGTTCTTCAGATAAAGGAATCCCTTTCTTGGCTAAACTCATTTTTTCCAATGTTTCTTTGGAAAATTTTCTACCTAAATTTTTTTCTCGTTTTATTTTAGATATATGTTCCTTTTCTTCTTCTGTTTTTTTACTTATCCAACTACCTCCTCCGTCACCACCTATTGATAAATTGTACCCATTATTAAACGTATTATATTTTTCAATATAATATTTTTCTCTAATACAAAGTAAATTTTCATCGTTAATATTTTCTTCAAGTATAATCTTTGTGAAAGTTTCTTTTCCATATCTTTTCACTATTTTATTAGGTATTATACCACCTGAAAAATAATTTGGGTCAGTTCCGATATGTTTACCGATGTATTGTTTTCCATTTCTTTTATCGGTTAAAAGATAGATATATCCATTAATTGTTCTCATATCAATAAATATGAGAACATCCATCATTAGTCGACTAAACTAAGAAATTTTTGTTGTGATAAAATCTATCGATGAGATATTCTCTTCTTTTTTTATCATAATGATATTATCAGACCAATTACGTATTAAAGAATTGTGTGATATAACAAATATGTGGTCAAAATAGTTCTTAATCTTTTTAAAGAATTCACCAACCATTTCAAGATTCTCATCTGCAATTTTACCGAACACCTCATCCATAACCACAATGTTAGGTTTAGGTAATGAAGATATCTTAGTTAATACACTACGAAGTGCTAACGAGGATATCGTTCTTTCATAACCAGAACCTGCATTAAGAGGTTTAACAATACGAGTCTCAGTATCTATCATAATAAACTCAACCTCATTCTTGTCGTTTATATTCATCTCTAAAATGAAATGACAACTATCCACTAACAAACGATATAATTCCTGATTGATTAATGGAATCATATTCTTAAGAATAATTTTAGATATACCGTTCTTACCGTAGATTGTTAAATAAATTTTAAACACCGCAAGTAACTCTTCCTCAGACTTTATCTTAATAATTAAATCTTCGTTAACACTGATTTTTTCTTTCATGTTAACAATATTGTTTTTATGTTTTTCAATATTGGTATTGGTTACTCTTATATTTGCCGTTGCGGTTTCAATTTGGGTTCTTAATCTAATAACTAAGGCGTCGATTTTTTGATTCTCTTCTAACTTCTTTTTGTTATTTTCATAGTTATCGAGTTTCAATTGTTTGGTATCGATTTCAAGTTGTTTTTGTTCGACCTCTAATTCATACCTTTCTTTACGAAGTTTGTTTCTTTCATATGTTTCAAACTCGGTCTTTAGTTTATCAAACGATTCGGATTGATTCTTTAACGAATCGAAGGCAATTTGATTTTGTTCCAACGATTTAATAATTTCCTCAATCTCTTTTTTAATCTTCTCGATTTCATCTGTGTGATCAACCTCATCTAATGCACGATTACATGTTGGACAAACAGTTCCTTCTTCAAATTTCTTTATTAGTTTTTCTTTCTCATTCTTCTCATATTTTCCCGCGACTTCAATCCCTTGTAACTCCGCCATTTGACCTCTGAGTTCTTTGTGTTGTTCCTCATGATAATATTCTGAAGGTTCCACAACAATAATAGTATTAGCGTTAGATTGGCTAGCATCTCTTTGTGTTTTTAAATCGTTAATTTCTCTCTGTAATAATGTTGGGTTGGTATTAACCAACTCTCTATCAACATCATTATTTTTCGATTCTAAAGACGTGTCTCTTTCTTCTTCAAGTCTTTTTAGTTCATTTTCAAAATCACCTAAATCCTTAGTTAATTCTACAATTGTTTGTTCTGAATCTTGAATACTCTCAGTATATCCTAAATTATCCGATTGTAATTGAGTAACGTTATAACTGTTTGAAACTAATTTTTTACTCCACTCGTTATAAATTTCTTTTGCAATTTCTTCTTTAACCTTTAAACTTTCTAAACCTAAAAACTTGGTTAAGATTTGTCCTCTAGCGGTTGGTTTAGATTCAATTAATTCCTCTAAGTTATAACCCGTGGTTAAAATTGTTGATAAGAAATCTTCTTGTGTTCCAATTGCCGATGCTATAAACGCCTCAGTTTCTCTCCTTTGTTCACCCGATAAGTTTTCTATTTCACCGTTTTCTTTTCTTTTAAAGAATTCTAACTTGTTGGTTACGGTATATTCCCCTGACTTTGATTTTTTTCTTAATGTTTTTCTTTCAATTACATAATCATCTCCATCAATAGTAATTTCACCACGTACACTAACTTCATCCTTATCGGTGAATCTATTAAAAATCTCACCGTTAGTTTTCGTTTTGGTTGTAGCATTAAAAAATAAAAACATTAGTAAATCAACAGATGATGTTGACTTACCTCCAAAGTTCTTAGGTGTAGATTCAATTACCGTAATACCGTCGAGACCGCTAAAGTCAATAACATTATTGTCACCAAAAGATAAAAAATTAGAAAACTCG